GTGCGTTTTCTGTTTCTGATACATCAACAGTAGCAATAACTGCGAATACTGTAAAGACTGCTAGTTTTGCAATTAGCTCTTCTAGTTCTGTAAGTGTATCTGCAAGACGGGTGGCTATTGGGGCTGAGGCTATATCTAGCTCTAGCTCCATGTCTGCTTCTGGAATTAGAGTTGGAATTGGTGCGGCAAGTATTTCTAGCGCAAGCAGTATGTCTGTTGCGGCTAGGCGTGTTGCCATTGGAGCATTAGCGGCTAATGATGCTAGTACATTGGTTGTTAACGGGGTTAGGGTTGCATTTGCGGCAATGACTGTTGCTGATGCTTCAGTACTTGTTGTTGGCTCTCAGGTAGTAGCCAATGCCCAATTCCCGATAGTTGCTTCTAGCAGTCTGGTTATTAATGGACAGAGAAGACAGAGTGCTTCTTTAAGTATTTCTTGTATTTCAAGCATGAGTGTTTCTGGTAACTTAAAATGGTTACCAGAGAGTGATATATCTGAGAGTTGGACTGCAATTAGCGATATAGACGAGACTTGGACTCCGATTACAGATGGATCTGAAACATGGACTGCAATTGATGATTCAAGTAAATCTTGGACTGCAGTGGCAGATAATAGTGAATCTTGGCAAATTGCCGCATGAGGTGAAAAATGGCTGATACAACCACAACGAACTTAGGACTTACCAAACCAGAAGTTGGTGCATCCACCGACACATGGGGTGGCAAGATCAATACTGACTTAGATACGATTGACGCATTATTTGATGCTGGTCCATTGCTCAAGGTCACTAAAGGCGGTACTGGTGTTGGTACAAGTACAGGTACTGGCAACAATGTTTTATCTGCTTCACCAACATTGACAGGAACTGTTGCCGCTGCCGCTGCCACTCTATCAGGCAATTTAACCCTCTCTGGAGGTACTGCTAACGGAGTAGCGTATTTAAACGGCTCTAAGGTTGTTACAGCCGCTGATACCTTAACCTATGGTGGTAGCGGAGGAAATTTAACTGTTGGTGCTAATGGAACTGCGGGTAATTTTGAAACTGGTGCTGGTGGCTATGGCTTAGTTTTATCAATGACCAATGTTGGCCCTAAGAACGCCATTAGAAGTATCAACAACACCGAGAAAAAGTTGTTTATCAATGATAGCGCTGGTGGGTTTACTGAAATTCTGACGTATATTGATGGTTCTGAGGCAACTCGCCTAACCAGCACAGGTCTGGGTATTGGTACAAGTAGCCCTAGCGTAAAACTTGAAGTCAAAGCTGGGAACGGTGGGCAGATGGCTTTGAATAATGATGGAAGTCAATATACAACGGCTTTGTGGCAAAACAACGGCACATCAAAAGTCGAGGCATATTGGGATCAAACAAATACTTTATTTGCTATTGGGCCAACAGCCGCAAGTTCAAAACTTGTTTTTCAAACTGCTGGCTCAGAACGTGCCCGTATAGACTCAAGCGGTAACTTGCTGGTGGGGACTACTGGACTTGACGGCCGTTTTAGGGTTGAAGTTGATGGAGTAACTTGGGCTAGGACTACAAACCATCAAAATAGCGGAACGCAGTATTTTGACAGTTTTAGATATAACGGAACTCAAATTGGAGCAATTAGAGGCGACAACTCAAATGTTACATATGCAACATCTTCTGATTACCGACTGAAAGAAAACATCGCACCTATGACGGGTGCTTTGGCTACTGTTGCTCAACTAAAACCATGCACATATACATGGAAAATTGATGGAGCAACTGGTCAAGGATTCATTGCACATGAATTGCAGGCTGTTGTTCCCGATGCTGTTGTTGGCGAAAAAGATGCTGTTAATGAAGATGGTTCAATTAAAGCTCAAGGCATCGACACATCATTCTTGGTAGCTACATTGACTGCGGCTTTGCAAGAAGCTCATGGCTTGATTAAAAACCTCGAAACTCGTATTTCAGCATTGGAAGCAAAATGACAGAAGTCTGGCATCCATGTGCTGGTTATGAGACTCACTATGAAGTGAGTAATCTTGGTAATGTTCGTTCAATTGAGCGATATGCTAACAATGCTCATAACAATGGTTTGCGAAAGATTCAATCAAAAATTTTAAAGCCTTGTAAAAGTTCTTCTGGATATTTGATTGTTTCTTTTTGTGTTGACAATGTAAAGTCAAACCAAAATGTACATAGATTGGTTGCAAGAGCATTTATTGCAAATGAATCAAATAAACCACAAGTCAATCATAAGAATGGAATAAAAACAGACAATAACCTAGAAAACTTAGAATGGGTTACTGTTTCTGAAAATGGACTTCACGCTTATAGAACTTTAGGTATTGAAGCGTGGAATAAAGGAAAAAAATTGCCAAAATATAGCGATGAAAGAAAAGCGCAAATAAGTCAAAGAATGAAAACTTGGCATAAAAATAATCAACTCAAGGCACGTTTGGATGCCGCTAATCTTTAAAAGGAAAACATCATGACTACATTTAACTGGTCGATTAACACAATGGAACGTGACGTAGCTACAGGGTTTGTTTCTGTAGTGCATTGGAACGCAACAGCAATAGATGGAGAGCACTCTGCCTCTGCCTACGCAACAGTCTCATGGGCTGAAGGCACTCCTGCTATTCCCTACGCATCCCTCACAGAATCCACAGTATTGGCATGGGTGTGGGAATCTGTTGACAAGGAAGCTACAGAGGCTTCTTTGGCGGCTCAGATTGAGTTGCTGAAGAACCCTGTAAAAGCGTCTGGAACTCCATGGGGTCAAGCATGAAATTAGAGTTGGAAACAAACGAAGTCCAATTCATCTTGAATGTATTGGGTGAGATGCCAGCTAAGTCTGGTGTATGGCCTCTGATTGTCAAGATCAAAGAACAGGCTGACGCACAACTTCCTAAAGAGCCAGCGGAGTGAATAATGCAAGAAGTTACCCATGCACAAATCTACGAAAGACTGGTTGCAGTTGAAGCCAAAGTAGATACCATTGATAAGAACACCAGTGATCTAGTAGGCGCTATTGAAGCGGCTAAAGGTGCTGTCAAGGTTCTGAATTGGATAGCTTCTATTGCTCAACCTGTTTTATGGGTTGGTGGTTTGATCTTGGCAGCAGGTGCTGTTTGGCAAACTTGGATTAAAAAGTAATGTCTAGTCAGAAACAACTAGATGTACCACCAGTTCCTAATTTGGGAACTTCTGGTGTTTCTTACTCTCAAGAAGTACAGAACCAGAATAATGGCACATTGAGGTTGTTTTTCATTAAACTACTTAACGCTGTTCAAGCCTTAACTGCTAGAGTTGGTGGCAAGTACATCAACTTTCCTTATGGTGCGTTTCAAGACTCTACAGACCAAACTGCCGCTAGTACAACTGTTGCCTATGCGATTACATTTAACACAACAGATTTCTCTAATGGTGTAACTTTATCTAATTCTTCAAGATTAAACGTAAGTAACCCAGGTCTTTACAATTTACAGTTTTCCATTCAGTTTAAAAACACCACAAATGATGGTCAGGATGTGGATGTATGGTTTCGCAAGAATGGGACAAACATTGACAACTCAAACAGCAGATTTCACCCTCCACCAAGGAAAAGTTCAGGTGATCCTAGTCATATGATTGCTGCATTGAATTTCTTTGTTGACATGGCTGCTAATGATTACGTTGAGATTGTGTGGAGAACTGCTGACGTTGGTGTATCTATTGAAGCTTTTGGGACTAGCACAAGCCCAACTAGACCCGCAGTTCCTAGCGTTATTGCTACAATGAGCTTTGTTTCTAACCTACCTGATTGACAAAGTATGGCCTACATCCCGCTCCAAATTCCTCCAGGTGTATTCAAGAATGGTACAGAGTATCAGGCTAAAGGACGTTGGAATAGTTCTAACCTAGTTCGTTGGTTTGAAGGCACTATTCGCCCTGTTGGTGGATGGAGAAAGCGCACAGCCACTCAATTAACTGGTAAGGCTAGAGGTCTTCTTAACTGGCGTGACAACTCTAATAACCGAAGAATTGCCATTGGCACACACTCAAAGTTTTATGTTTTGAGTGAAAGCAATACTTTAACAGACATTACTCCTACAGGATTTACTGTTGGTGATGCAGATGCTGTTCAAAAGATTGGTTATGGCTATGGTACTTATGGAAGTTTTGCCTATGGTGTTGCTAGACCTGACTTAGGATCTGTAACACCCGCCACTACATGGTCTATGGATACATGGGGTGAGTATTTAGTTGCTTGCTCATCTAAGGATGGAAAGCTCCTTGAATGGCAGTTAGATACTGGTACAGATGCTGCCGCCATCACAAATGCTCCAACTGGTTGCACTGGTTTGGTTGTCACTCAAGAGCGTTTCTTATTTGCTCTGGGTGCGGGTGGTAATCCTCGTAAAGTTCAATGGTGTGACCAAGAAAACAATACTGTATGGACTCCTGCCGCCACCAACCAAGCGGGTGATTTTGAGCTAACAACTATTGGCTCTTTGCAGTGTTCTAAGCGGATTCGTGGTACTACCATCTTGTTTACAGATGTGGATGTCCATACTGCTACTTACATTGGCCCACCCTTTATTTACAGTTTTGAGCGTGTTGGTACGGGTTGTGGAGTTATCTCTAAACAATCAGTAGCGGCTACTGACAATGCTTGTATTTGGATGTCTGGATCAGGATTCTGGATATACGATGGTTTTGTTAAACCTTTGCCATCAGATGTCTCTGATTTTGTTTTTGGCAATCTGAACACTACCCAAGCCTCTAAGGTTTATTGCGTCCATAACTCAACATTTGGTGAGATTTGGTGGTATTACCCAAGTGTGTCTACCAATGAGGTAGATTCCTATGTGACCTATAACTATCGTGAGAATCATTGGTCTATTGGCACTTTAGATCGTACTTGCGGTACAGACAAAGGTATTTTTAGCAACCCTATTCTGGTTTCCTCAGATGGATATGTCTATGAGCATGAGGTTGGCAACAACTATGATTCCCAGACACTATTTGCTGAGTCAGGACCAATTGAATTAGGTAATGGCGACAGGGTAATGAGTCTTACAGGATTAGTTCCTGATGAGAAGACTGCAGGTGATGTTAGGGCTAGTTTTAGTACTAAGTTCTACCCAAATACCACTAAATACACGCATGGTCCATATACCTTGTCTTCTCCTACATCAGTTCGTTTAACTGGTAGACAGATTGCAGTAAAGATTGAAGGTGTTGCTTTAACTGATTGGCGAGTTGGTGTTATCAGATTTGATGGGAAACCTGGCAGTTTGAGATGATTGACTACGAGAAATATAAAGTAGATGGTGAACTACCACTATGGGCTGTATATTTTAAAAAAGTAGAGAAAATTTTAGAACCTGCTTTAGAATACGATAATACGCATAATATGCAAGATGTAGCCGACTGTATTGACAGTAGTACGATGCAATTATGGACAAGTGATAACAGCGCAGTAGTCACTCAAGTGCAGATATTCCCAAGAATGAGGGTATTGCACATATTTTTAGCGGCAGGTGATCTAGCAGATCTAGAAACTATCACCCCCCGTATTCAGAAGTTCGCTGAAGACATGGGATGCCAAAAAATCACCCTGACAGGACGTAGGGGTTGGTCAAGAACTTTTGTATCTAAATTTAACATGAAGCCAACACATTATTGGCTTTCTACGGAGGTGTAATTATGTCTGGTGGTTCTAGTCAACAAACAGCGCAGCTTGATCCTGCATTGCGTGATGCTTACTTGCAAAATGTGCAAACATCCAGAGATGTTGCAGGAGAATTAGCTCCTCGCCAGTTTGCGGGATACAACCAAGATCAAGCACGTGCAACTCAGTTAACCAGAGATTTTGCTAATCCAAACAATGCCATATTCCAAGGTATTGGTGCTTCATTTGATGTCGCCAACAGAGCGGCAAACTATCAGCCTCAAAATGTTCAAGCACAACAATTTGGTGGCGCTCAAGTAGCTCCATCTGCTATGGCGGCTCAGACAGGCTATAACCCTGCTACGGCTCAATCAGCTTCTGCTGGTCCTGCTACACAAGCACAAGCCACTGGTTATCAGTCTCTTGGTTTTACTGGTCAACAGGCAGGTCCTGCCGCTACCGCTAGGGGTCAAGGCTATACCTCATTAGGATTTACTGGACAACAAGCAGGTCCTTCAGCACAGGCTCTTGCCGCTCAAATGAATAGAGATACTGTTCGTGAAGTTGGTGCGGCAGGTGTTTCTGGTCAACAAGTAGCCTCTACTGCTCTGGGTCAGATTGCTCCACAAGCTCGTCAGAATATTCGTGATGTACAAGCAGGTTCATTCTTAAATCAGAATGTTCAGCAGTACATGAATCCTTATACTGAAGAGGTCACAAATCAATCTTTAAGAGATTTAGAGCGTTCTAGACAATTGCAACAACAACAGACTGCGGCTAGTGCTACTGCGGCTAGAGCCTTTGGTGGTTCACGCCAAGGTGTTGCTGAAGCAGAGACTAATCGAGCCTTTGGTGAGAATGCCGCTCGTTTGGTTGCCCAACAGAATGCTGCCGCTTACCAAGCCGCACAACAAGCTTCTGAGGCTGACTTGTCTAGATCAATGCAAGCCCAACAACTTAACCAAGCACAAGATGCCGCCACTACCCAACAGGCTTTGGCTCTGTCTGGTCAGTTTGGCTTGGCTAATCAAGATGCAAGCCTTCGTGCGGCACTGGCTAATCAAGGTGTTGATGTCAGTACTGGTCAAGCTAATATGCAAGCTCAACAGCAAGCTAATCTGGCTAACCAAGCGGCTCAAAATCAGATGGCACAATTCAATGTTGGTAATCTCCAACAAGCAGGATTGGCCTCTCAAGCTGCGGCTAATCAGGCGGCTCAGTTTGGCGCTCAAGCAGGTAATGTTGCAGACTTGTCAAACCAAGCGGCACAGAACCAAATGGCTCAGTTTAATGCCCAACAACTTCAGCAAGCAGGTTTGTCAACTCAGGCGGCTGCCAACCAAGCTGCACAGTTTGGTGCTGGCGCTCAAAACACTATTGCCGCACAGAACGCTGCCGCTCAAAACCAGATGGCTCAGTTCAATGCGGGTAATCAACAAGCAACGAACTTGGCAAACATGGGTGCTTTGAATCAAGCAGGTCAGTTTGGTGCTTCTGCATTTAATCAGGCAGGTTTGGCTAACCAAGCGGCAATCAATGCGGCTAATGCTCAACAAGCAGGTTTGACACAAC